CCCCCGATGTGATGCGCATTTTTTCGGAATAACTACCACTATAAGATTGAAAAACTATATCAGCATAACCCGATGAGTTTTGAACTGCTCCAATATATGCTTCTGCATTACCACCTATTCCCATTGAAATACCCGTTGTAACATTTGTGTCAGCAGTTCCTCCCGTTGCTAATCTTAAATTTGTTCCCGTAATATTTGCAGTTGCAGTATATGCAATTGCATCGGCGGTTTCTACTTCAAATTTACCAACATTTGTAGCGGGATTTGATAAACCAACTAAAACATTACCATTATCGGCTATGTGCATCCTTACATTATTATTAGTACCATTTATAAATTGAATAATACCACTATTTGCCCCACCCCAAACAGATTTAATTTTTAAACCACCTAAAACTGCACTAGTTTCAAGTTGTGAGTAATAAGTAGAACCACCTATGTTTATAATACCATTGTTTCCCGTTGTTTTAAAAGTAGCATCACCCGTAGATGAAAACTGCAATCTATTATTCCCACTACCATCTGAAATGATAATGTTGTTGGTTAATGTAGCACTACCTGCATTTGTTCCTATTATTACATTGTTTGATCCTGTTGTTATTTCATCACCCGATGCAACCCCTAAAAGTATATTCCCACTACCTGTTGTAATTGTAGCACCCGAATCTTTACCAATAGCAGTATTATTATCTCCTGTTGAAACATCTGACAAAGATTCAGCACCTATTGCAGTATTATAATCTCCTTCAGTTAAATCATTTAATGCACTTATACCAACCGCAGTATTACTTCCTCCTGTTGTTAAAGCATTACAAGTAAAATTACCTATTGCAACATTATTGTTACCTGTGCTTACATTTACTAAATTAGTACTTCCAAAGCCTACATTGTTTGATCCTGTTACATTGGCAATATTTCCCCCACCTATGTTATAAGAACCCACATCAGTAGATGAACTATTTGGTTGCGATAATGAAATGGTGTGATTTGTGTTAATAGACATTGATGTGTCACTCCTTAACTGATCTGCATTATCATTCCATACTGCAATAGTATTCAAAGCAATCGTTCCTGTTTTTGTAACATCTCCACTTGCATCAGCAACCCAATCTAAAGTTCCATTTGCATCTGCTAGTTTTAAAATCTGTCCACTTGTCCCCCTTGTTGTAGGAAATTTAAAAGTATTAGAACCTGTATTAAATTGAATCTCAGTAGTACTCATTGACAAAGGAGAATCATTTCCATTTCCATCTGTGATTTGTGCAAGTGATGAACTTAAAACACCATTACTTGTAGTTTTTAACAACCCTTTATATGTTGCTGATATTTGTTGATTAAATAAACTAGGCATTCTTTTTTAGTTTTAATAAAAACTTCTTTAATTTCTTAATATTTTCTTCCTTCGGTTTGTAACTCAAAGCACCCACCCATTAAATGTTGCATCAGAACTTGGATTAATATCATCGTTTACATTTGATGTGTATTCGGGAAACAAATTCTCATTGAAACACATATAATCTATAAACCTTCTAGAGTACCATTGAGCGTGTGTTCTTGCCTTTTCTACTAGATAGTCCACTTCTGTTTTGTTAACCGTTTCAGCGTTCTCTGAGTTGTGTTTAAATACCCCTCCGTTTTTTACTTGGTAAGCAGCGAATGGAAGATAATCTACCTGTGCAAACCAAATTAACATTGGCTGAATGTATTCATTTAAAAGTGTCTTATAATCCGAATAAGGTGCAGTATCTATGTCACCATTTCCAACTATTGTTGTGAACTTATCGTATAATTTTGTACCTAGATAATTTTGAATATTTATCTGTTGGCTAATCTTGATAAATTGAATGAACTTATCTGTGTCAACATTGCCATCTAAGATAGAATTTCTAATTAGATCAGTTCGATTTATGAATAATACTGTTGCCATTTCTTATTTCTTTTTAGTTGGATATGCTCCTTGGTTGGGCATATTTACAGGAGCAATCTGTGCCTCTTTCCATCCTCTTGGGGAAGGCTTGTAACTTTTAGGTATTGTTCTTGCTCTCTTGTATTTGTCAAAATCATCAGTTTTTTCTGTGTTCTTTTTAAGCCTATATAACTGCTCTTTCCATGCGTGTCTACAATAGATACCACCTTTGAATTTAAATAGATTATAAGGCTTCCCTTTGTGTCCTAGTCGCTTGTTTACACCCTTGTCTGATGCTTTATCAATGTCCTCTATTCTGTATATGATTCCTTGCCCTGCCAACTTCATCATATTTGAGCAAAACAATCTAGATTCATTTCCACTTTTCATTGCCTTCTTAGATTTCTTAAAATACTTGTATCGTATTTTGTAAAGGCTTTTATCTAGTACACTAAAAACTTTAGGTTTACCTGTAATTTGATCTGCAAACTTTTGAAGTTTTGATTTACTTGGTTGAATTAATTGTGTTGCCCACTCTTCTAGGTTTTCACCTTCGTATTCTCTTTCATCTACTAGTTCCCATTCATCTGTGATAATTTCACCTTCCAATTCAGCAAGGATTTCATTACCCATTTCATCTGTTAATTCGGGAATTTCTTCACTTGCTTTTATAGGTACACAGTTAGGAACTTTCTTGCCATTCTTGGTTTTCATTCCTATCATTTCGTAACCATCGTAACAAGGCTTTTTTAGATTAATAGCATCATCATGTGTGGCACAAGGCATAAACCAAACCTTTCCATCTTCCTCATGCTCGTGTGATCCTTTACATCCAAGTGCCTCTGCTACCTCTTCGGCTTCTTCCTTTGTCTCATAGACAGTTTGTCCATCGATCTCTTTTAAACTTATCTTGGACATCTGTACACCTGTCTCTTCTTCGATGTCCTCCTCGCTTTGTATTGTTGTGTCAACCTCTGTAAACTCTAAAGGTTGCAAAGTGACAAAATAAAGATTCAAAGCAATTTCATTATAGGCAAGTATTTGATCAAATGAATCAATCAACAACTCTTGGAATGGACGGATTACTGTGTTGTCCATCAATAAGGATGCAGTTTTAATTTCATCTGCATTGTTACCTAAACCGCTATTGTCTTTGATTCCTAATAACATAGGAGATACAATTCTATGTGCTACCATTATTTTTTGTGTAGCCTCTGTTGAAAGGAATTGATACTGATTGTGGGCATCTGATAATTGAACAGGTGTAATATCTGCTTTTGATTCAGCATTATCATTGAATGCAAGTATGAATTTACCTGCGTTACTTGTACCACTAAATTTAGATGCAATTTTACTTTCTAGTAATTGCCTTTCTTCTTGGTTTGGTGTGCCGTTGTTGAAGTTAATGAGCATGGAAGGTGCTAACCCATTCATTATATTATTGATGTGATAATTAGAAATCTCTTCTTCTAACTCACAATACTGCAAACCACCTTGATAATCCACAGGTGAGTAATAATAAAAACCTGCTTTGTATGGTTTGATGTATAAAATTTCAATATCCTCTTTTGACATCCCAAAGGCAGGGATTCTTAAAGGCTGATCACTTGGTTTAATGTTTGTCCAATCCTTAAAATAGTAATATGCAGGAACTTCTCCATCTTCATTGGCTTTCTCTGCTCTTAAAGTTTCTATTGGAAAGTGTTCTACCTTAATTATCTTTTTTCTGTTTTTAGAATAGATAATTTGAGCAGCGCATTGTCCCATTAATTTTAAATCATAGGATAATTTTCTAACACAATCCTTACCAAATAATGAAACCATCTGAGCATATTCATCGGGTTTCTTATTGGCATCTGTTGCGTTTAATCCTTTGCCATAAATTGCTTGGCTTATGCCATTAATAGCAGCGTTGTTTGTGGGTGATCCATTATATCTATCAATTAAGAATTGAAAGTAATTATTGTCAACACCGTATTCTACCCAATCTTTGTTTTTTACCTCTTTTACTTCGGGTGAAGTGTAGGTGCTTAAATTAACAAATCCAATACTTGGGTTTTTTGTCACACCTTTGGGTAAACTCTTTTGTCTTTTCATACTACTATGTATTCGTTGTTGTAAGAATCATCTGTTGTGAATTGTCCTTCATTTAGGTTGTAATAATCATTATCCACTTGATTGATTGTTTGATCAGTACAAAAAATTCTATCCTTGAAAATTATGTTTGTACCTGCGTAAAGAGTCATGTCGTAAAAGTGATTGGATACTAAAACAGGTGAGAATGTGTTTTGAAATGTTCTATAATTTCCACTTGTAGTGACACCTGTAATATTATATGTCACAGTTACATTTGTACTGTCGTCTCTTATGCTCATTGTAAAACTTGTTAAAGTATAATCTCTTGGTATTACCTTAAATGTTTGTGCAGATGCTGATGTTGTTAATACAATCATACCTATATAACGCAAAAAAAATAGGGTTTTGTTTTATGATCCACACCCCACACAATCAATTTCCGAAGAACTAGGTTTAGAACCATTTAATTTCATTTTTAAATTATGAATTTTATCCTTTATTTCCATGTCTGTGAACATATTACCTGTTAATTGAGATTC